AAGTCCTTTGGTAACGGTGACGCTTCTGACTGGACACACAGCACCAGCTATTACATCGACACTTCTACTGGTCTCACAGCTTACGCTGAAGACACTGTAGTTGCTGCTGACGTATTCACTGACGCTGGTTTCCGTGCCTTGATCAAGCTCATGGACGATGCTGACACTCCAATGGATGGTCGTTTCTTTGCTGTTCCTCCATCATTGCGTGCAGCTATCATGGGAATTGATCGTTACAACAGTTCTGATTTCGTTGATGGTCGTGGTGTAAACAACGGTCAGATCGGTCAGCTCTATGGTATCGATATCTATGTAACAAGCAATGCTCCAATCATTGAGACTGACGCTAACAACAGCGTTGGTGGCGATGTTAAAGCAGCTATCTTGGCTCATAAAGATACTATGGTTCTTGCTGAGCAAATGTCTGTTCGTTCACAGACTCAGTACAAACAAGAGTATTTATCTACTCTGTACACTGCTGACACCCTCTACGGTGTTAAAGTAGTACGTCCTGAGACTGGCTTTGTATTAGCTGTTAACGGCTAATAGTAGTTCCTAAGACTCTCCAGCTTCGGCTGGGGAGTTTTCTTTAAGTGCATTCGATGAGTGTATTTAAACAAACATAGGAGATAAATTTTGGCTATTTATCGTGGTGCAGGTGGTTCAGGCGATGCTACTCAAGATGCTGCAAGTGAAGTACTATTAGCATTACAAGCAAAGGATGCTGCTATTGCTGCACAGGTTGCTGCAGAGGCTGCTCAAGCTGCAGCTCAGACTGCTGAAACTAACGCTGAGACAGCAGAGACTAATGCAGAAACTGCAGAGACCAACGCAGAGACTGCTGAAACCAATGCAGAGACTGCTGCTACTAACGCTGCAAGCTCTGCTAGTGCAGCTTCTACATCCGCTACCAATGCTGCTGCATCAGCTTCTACAGCTACTACTCAAGCTACTAACGCAGCTTCTTCAGCGTCTGCTGCATCAACCTCAGCAAGCAACGCTTCTACATCTGCTACAAATGCAAGCAATAGCTCAAGTAGTGCTTCTACGTCAGCCACTAATGCAAGTAACTCTGCTTCTGCAGCAGCTACGTCAGCGACCAATGCAGCAGCCTCCTACGATTCATTTGATGATCGATACTTAGGTTCTAAGTCTTCTGCTCCTTCTGTTGATAATGACGGAAATACTTTATTAACTGGAGCATTGTATTTCAATAGTGTTGATAATGCAATGAAGGTATGGAGTGGTTCTGTTTGGTTAGATGCTTATGCTTCTCTTTCTGGTGCGTTGATCGCTACCAACAACTTATCTGACTTAACAAACACAGGAACTGCTAGAACTAACTTAGGAGCTACAACAGTAGGTTCTAATTTACTTACTTTATCAAATCCCAGTGCAATTACTTTTCTAAGATTAAACGCTGACAACACAGTATCTACTTTAAACGATTCTACATTTAGAACAGCTATAGGTGCAGGTACAGGTAGTGGTACAGTTACTAGCGTAACAGGAACAAGTCCAGTAGCTTCTTCAGGGGGTGCAACTCCAGCTATTAGTTTATCTGCAAACTATGGAGATACACTTAATCCATACGCAAGTAAAACAGCTAACTTTATATTAGCAGCTCCGAACGGTTCGGCTGGTGTTCCTACATTTAGGGCTATTGTATCAGCAGATATTCCTACCCTTAACCAAAATACAACTGGTACGGCAGCTAATGTTACTGGCACAGTTGCTATTGCAAACGGAGGAACGGGGCAGACATCTGCGGGTGCGGCTCTTACTGCATTAGGTGGTATTAATACTGGCAAAGCAATTGCAATGTCACTTGTTTTCGGATAGGAGCAATTAAATGGCAAACCCAAACATCGTCAATGTCACCGATATTCGTGGCAAAACCGTCGTCGCTAGTCTAACCACAACCAACTCCACGCTAGTGGTTGAGAATGTGGCTGCAAGCGGAAAGGTCTTTAAGATCAATTCACTGATCGTTAGTAATGTAGACGGATCATCTGCTGCGGACATCACAATCAATCTGTTCTCTGAGGACAACATTGGTGGTACAGGAACACAAATTGTTAGCACCGTGTCTGTCCCTGCGGATTCATCATTGGTTGTAATCTCCAAAGACACATCAATCTACTTAGAAGAAGATAAATCAATCGGTGCGACTGCTAGTGCAGCAAGTGACCTTAAAGTAATATGCAGCTATGAGGAAATCAGCTAATGCCTATCGGTAACGGAGGAATTATTGGAGTAGCAAACAATCCAACCGCCTCGGTTGCTACTGGGGTATGGAGTTTGCAAGAACAATTTAAAGCAAAAAAAGCTGGTAATTGGCCTGCCTCATCGTTTCTTTCTGACTTTCTTGTTGTTGCTGGAGGTGGTTCGGGCGGTGGAAATTCAACTGCAAATTCATTTGCTGGTGGTGGTGGAGGGGCTGGTGGTTATAGATGTTCTGTTACAGCAGAATCATCAGGAGGAGGAGCGTCTGCAGAATCAAAACTTGAAATTTCTTTAGGTGTTGCCTACACAATTACTGTCGGTGCAGGTGGTTCAGGCACTTCAGGGGCAGGAAATAATGGTAATAATTCTGTTTTAAGTTCTATTACATCTACTGCTGGTGGTCGTGGTGGTAGTTGGGACATAAAAGATGGTGTTACTGGCGGTTCAGGCGGCGGCGGTTCAGGTCGTTTTACTACAGAAACAAATACAGGTGGAAGCGGAACTACTAATCAAGGATATGCTGGTGGTAACGGTTTATCTGCCCCCTCAGGAACTGCTGTTGCTGGTGGTGGTGGTGGCGGGGCTAGTGCTACTGGAGTAGCTGCTAGTTCTAATGTCGGTGGTAATGGTGGTGATGGAGTTGCATCTTCTATAACAGGCTCATCTGTAACAAGAGCAGGTGGTGGTGGTGGCGGAGTTTTTGCTGGAACAGCTGGAACTGGCGGTTCGGGTGGTGGTGGCAATGGTGGTTCAAGCAATGGAACTACTAACACAGGTGGCGGTGGTGGCGGTGGCAATACAGTTGGTGCTGTAGCAGGTGGCAATGGTGGTTCAGGAGTTGTTATTATAAAAACCCCCGATACATTTACTGCTACATTCTCAGGCGGTGTAACACAGACTAATAGCACTTCTGGTGGATTTAAGATTTATATAGTAACTGCTACATCAACAACTAGCGAAACAGTAACTTTTAGTTAAGGAAATAACGTGGCACATTTTGCAAAACTTGATGAAAACAATATTGTAATCTTTGTTACTGTAGGTCGAGATGAAGATAACGGCAAAGAGGCAGAATTGTCTGCTAGAACAGGCGACGTTTATAAGCAAACTTCCTACAATACTCATGGCGGTGTTCACACATTAGGTGGGACTCCATTTCGAAAAAACTATGCAGGAGTAGGGTATACCTATGATGCAAGCCGAGATGCGTTTATTCCTCCTACACCTTATGCGTCTTGGGTTTTAAACGAAGATACCTGTTTATGGGATTCTCCAGTACCTTATCCTACAGACGGTAAGCGTTATTCATGGAACGAATCTACAACATCTTGGATTGAACTCGTATGACTGAAGCTGAACTCAAACTCCTAAGCCACGAAGAAGTCTGTAAGGTTCGATACGAACAGATTAACGCTAGACTAAAGAGACTAGAACAGATTCTCCTAGGTACTGCTGGATTCATTATTGTAACACTCCTAACCTTGGTACTTAAATGAGTAGACCACATTCCGTAGGTAAAAACCTAACTGCTAATGTTAAGACAACTGTCTTTACTGTTCCCACTAGAAACATTGCTAAGTGGACTTTAGCACATATTAGTAATCACACTGGTAGTAATAAATCAGTTAGTCTTTGGTGGTACGATTCCAGCGAAAACACTGAGGTTGTGATTATTGACGGTTATAATCTTGATGCTAGAAAATATGTACAGTTTAATGGCGGTGCATATATAGTATTAGACGAAGGAGACCAGATTCGAGTACAATCTGAAACAGGATCGTCAATGTCTATTACTGTTACTCTGGAACTAGAGCAACGCAGCACTATTCAGAACTATTTATAGGAGAATTAAATGCCACTCGCTAAAGGTAAGTCACAGAAGACAATCAGTAAGAACATTTCTAAGATGGTCAAAGAAGGAAGACCACAGAAGCAAGCAGTAGCAATCGCATTACAAACAGCTAAAGTTCCTAAACCCAAAAAGAAAGGTAAGTAATATGCCAATGGTCAAAGATAAGAAGTTCCCCTATACAACTAAGGGTAAGAAGCAAGCTAAGCAGTATGCTAAGAAGACTGGTGCTAAAGTAGTAGCTAAACCAATGAAGAAGATGGGAGCTATGCGTGGCTACTAAGCCTGGCTTGTATGCCAATATCGCAGCAAAGCGTCGTCGTATCGCTGCAGGATCAGGCGAGAAGATGCGTAAGGTAGGGGCTAAAGGTGCTCCTACTGCTAAAGCTTTTAAGGAAGCTGCTAAGACAGCTAAGAAGAAATGATTAAGAAGGGTAAAGAAACCTTTGCTGGGTACAATAAACCTAAGCGTACTCCAAGACATCCTACTAAATCCCATGCTGTATTGGCTAAGTCTGGAGACACTGAGAAGCTTATTCGTTTCGGTCAACAAGGTGTAAGCGGAGCAGGTTCTTCTCCTAAGACACCAGCAGAGAAAGCTAGGCAGAAGAGCTTCAAAGCTCGTCATGCTGCGAATATCGCTAAAGGTAAGCTTTCTGCTGCGTACTGGGCTGATAAAGTTAAGTGGTAGGGTATTGACTTTTAATCAATTTTATGGTATAATATAGAGATATGAACTACATTCAACTAGTAAATGACGTACTGATACGGCTTCGTGAGCCTGAGGCTTCCTCGGTCTCTGATAATGCCTATGTAAAATTGATTGCTAAGTTTGTCAATGATTCTAAGAGAGTCGTAGAAGACTCCTACAACTGGAATGCTTTGTCTGATACCTTATCTGCTACGACTACAGCAGATGTGTTTAACTATGTTCTAGTAGGATCAGGTCAGAGATTCAGAGTTATCGATGTTATTAACGATACTCAGAATGCTTTTGTAGAATTAGCCTCTACTAGGTGGATGGATCAGCAGTTCTTAATGACTACTCCTCAGAAGGGGTCTCCTGCGTACTATAACTTTAATGGAACTAACTCTAACGGAGATACTCAAGTAGACTTATATCCTATTCCTAATGGTGCTTATGAGCTTCGTTTTAACATTATTAAACCACAGATACCTTTAGTAGCTAACGCTGACATACTCTTAGTTCCTGAAGAGCCTGTAATCCTAGGTGCTCTTGCAAGGGCTCAGGCAGAGCGTGGTGAAGACGGAGGAGTTCAAGCTGGGGAGACATACCAGTTAATGAAACAAAGCCTAGCAGACGCTATAGCACTTGAATCAGGACGGTATTTAGAAGAACAAGAGTGGGTCTGGAACTAATGGCTAGTCCACTACAGACAGCTTCAATAGCTGCCCCAGGATTCTACGGACTCAATCTACAAGAGTCTAGTATTACTTTGTCTTCTGGCTTTGCATTAAAAGCTCAGAACTGTGTCATTGATAAGTATGGTCGTATCGGTGCTCGTCGTGGATGGACACCAGTAAACACCACAGTCAACACAGATTTAGGTGCTGCTAATCCAGTAGAGTTTATCTTTGAAGTAGTCACTAGCGGTGGTACAGATGTACTTAGTGCTGGTAATAATAAGTTATTCGTAGGAACAACTACGATGACTACTAAAACAGTTCGTAATGCTACAAACAGTGGCGATGCTACATATACTATTACAGCTAATAACTGGCAAGGTGCTGCGATGTCTTACGGGGACGTTAGCGATTTCCAGCCTCATGTATACTTAGCACAAGCCTCACACCCTATGTTGGTGTATCATGAGCTTCCTACTTCTGGTGGGGCATTTAATGCTCACAATAGTAATACCTTTGGTTATCAAAGAGTAGGAGATGCTGCTACGTTGCCTTCTAATCACAGCACTTCTACCTTTATGCCTAGCTGGATACTCTCAGCATATGGAAGAATATGGTGCGGTGGTATTTCAGGAGATACTCAGACTGTCTATTTCAGTGACCTACTAGCTGGTACAGATTTTCAGAACGGAACTGCTGGGTATATTAATCTACAAGAAGTTCTTCCTAACGGAGATCCTGTAGTTGCTGCTGCAGCACACAATGGATTTATTATTTTCTTTGGTCGTAAGAATATAGCAATCTACGCTAATCCATTAGACACAGGAGCATTAACTCTTGTTGAGGTTATCTATAACGTAGGATGTATTGCTAGAGACTCAGTACAAAATATTGCAACAGATGTATTATTCTTATCTGACTCAGGAGTTCGTAGTCTACAGCGAGTAGTTCAAGAGAAGTCCATGCCAATGCGTGATATCTCTAAGAATGTTCGTGATGAATTAATGGCTGCTGTAGCATCTGAGACAGACTTAGCTAAGATTAAAAGCATTTACTATGAGCGTGATGCTATATATTTATTAACGCTTCCTACAACTAAATTTGTGTACTGCTTCGATACTCGTGCTCCGCTACAAGACGGTTCAATGAGAGTTACAGTATGGGATAGTATTGAACCTAAGTCCTTCTTTGTAACACAAGCTAGGGATTTATACTTAGGAAAGCCAGGGTATATTGGTAAGTACTTTGGATATGCTGATAATACTTCTAGTTATCGGTTAGCTTATTATACAAACTATTTTGACTTTGATGCTTCAACAAATCTTAAACTACTAAAGAAGATTGGCTGGATATTAATTGGTGGTACAAATCAATCCGTAGCAGTTAAATGGGGATTTGACTATAGCGAAAGCTACCAAGCAACTACGTATACTTTAGATCCTGCTGTAACATACGAATATAATAACTCTACTGTGGATACTATTCCTGGTTCTACAGAATATAATATTGCTGAATATACTTCAGGTATTGTTTTAGATCGCTTTAATATAAATGCTGGTGGTCAAGGAACTGTAATGCAGTTAGGATTAGAAGCAGATATTAATGGAAACTTAGTTTCAATTCAGAAAATAGACGTAGCAATTAAGCAAGGAAAGACTCTAGTCTAAGGACATAACATGGCAAACTATACAAAAGCAACTAACTTTACAGCTAAGGATGGATTACCTACTGGTAACTCAGGCAAGATTGTTAAAGGTGCAGAGATTGATACTGAGTTCACAGCAATAGCTTCTGCTATTACTTCTAAGGCAGACTTAAATAGTCCTGCTCTAACAGGAACTCCTACTGCTCCTACGGCATCTGCTGGTACAAATACAACACAAGTAGCAACCACAGCTTTTGTTATTGCAAACGCAGTTCCTAGTGGTTTAATTTCAATGTGGTCTGGTACTATTGCTAGTATACCTTCAGGATGGGTATTATGTAACGGATCTAACAGCACTCCTGATCTTCGTAATAAGTTTATCATCGGTGCTCATAGCGATTCTACTGGTATAGCATATTCCACAATTACTGGAAGCAATACACAAACTGGTGGTACTAAAGATGCTATTGTTGTAAGTCATACTCATACTGCTACGGCTGCTTCAACTTCAATCACAGGTACGATTACTGGTGTATCACCTTCGTTTAATGCAAGCGGATCAGCTAGTGGTGTTTTTACTAAACAAACTGGTTTTTCAGTTGATCTTGCTCCGTTTGAGTCTGTCGGTGGTAATGGTGGGCAAGCTACTTTAGACGCTTCACATACCCATGCACTTACTGTAACTTCTACAGGAGATAGCGGTACAAATCAGAACTTGCCTCCATACTACGCATTAGCGTTTATTATGAAGACATAAGATGAAAGTACCTGTAGTCTTAAGAGACGACTACACCATGTACTTAGAATTACACGATGCAGCGTTGTGGTTTCATACAGATGTACATAAGTGGTCGCAGGAAGTAAAGAAGAAATACTTAGAAGATTTAAATTTACTGCAGTATCTAACTAATGTTCCTTTGTTAGCATTAGTAGAAGAAGAAAACACTAAGCTTGCTAAGTTTGGTAGTTTAACAGGATGGGAAGTATTTAAACCTATAGAAGTTAACGATAAGAAATACACTATATTTATTAGGAGCAAACATGGGTGGGTTAGTTAGTAGTATCTTAGATCCCTTTACAGGGGCTAGTGGAGTTCGAGACGCAGGAGCAAGAGCTGCAGAACAGCAAAGACAAGCTGGTATAGATGCTGCTAATATCTCTGCGTTCCGTCCTGTAGGAATGACCACAAGGTTTGGTACGTCTCAGTTTACTCGTGAGATAGATCCTCGTACAGGTGTTCCTTATATCTCTGCTGCTGGATACACACCAGCTCCTGAGTTAGCTGCTGTACAAGAAAGACTCTTTGGTAGATTTGCTCCTACATTAGCACAAGCAGAACAGTTCCAAAGTCAGTATGCTCCACTGACTGGTGCTTCTGAACGCTTGTTTAACTTAGGTCAACAATACTTAGCTACATCACCAGAGCAAGCTGCTCAAGATTACATCACTAGTCAACAAGCTTTACTAGCTCCTAGCAGACAAGCTCAGTTATCCAATGTTAGAAGTGGTTTGTTTGCTCGTGGTCGTGGTGGCTTAGGAGTTCAGACTGGCACAGGTCGTGCTCCTACATCTCCTGAACTACAGGCATACTATAATGCTTTAGGTCAACAGGATCTACAGTTAGCTGCTCAGGCACAGCAAGCAGGACAGCAGAGAGCACAGTTTGGTGCTGGTTTGTTTGGCTCTGGTGCTGGTCTCCTAGGTACACAAGTACAAGGACAAGCAGGTGCTTATGCTCCATTACAAGCTCAGTTAGGTTTATCTGGTCAAGTAGAGAACATGGCTACGCAGCCTTATCAATTAGGTGTACAACTAGGTGCAGCTCAACAACCTGGTCAATCAGCAGGTGCTCAGAGTTACTTTGGAGGCATGATGCAAGGTGCTCAGACACAATATGGTTCTGCACTACAAGCTCAGCAAATGAACAATCAGTTCTTATCTAGTTTAATTAGTGCAGGTGCTGGGGCTTACGGTGCTCCTAGCGGAGGTACAATGCCAATGCCAGTAAATCAATATGGTTATAGCACAGGCAGCGGTGGCTTCACAGGCTCTGCTTTTCAGTTATAATAAGGAATAATCATGGGACAACCAGTAAATCCACTATTAGGTAATCAACAGGCACTGCTCGGTGCAGATCCTGAGCTATACCGTCAACAGTTAATTCAACAAGAGCAAGCTCGTATTGGTGCTTTACCTGCACAGAATCAATTAGGAGCTACTCTTGGTACACTGCTCGGCAGAGGTTTAGTTAACGTAGCACAAGATCGTGGCTTCTTTGAAGTTACTAATCCTGTACTACAAAGACTAACTAATATACAGAATGTTTACAATACTGCTATGCAGAACTCTGATCCTAACGATCCTTTGTCTTTCTATAAGAATCTGCAAACAGGATTTGCGGAAGCTGGTCTAGGTCAGCAAGCTTTGATGGCTACTCAAGAACTGCGTAGAGTAGAAGCTGAAGGAGAAAAAGCTAGAGGAGAAAAACTTAAAACTCAAGTTCTTGAGACTGAGTTATATACTAAGAATCCTCAATTGCTTGATGAGCAGATTGCTAAAGCTCGTGATGCTGGTGATGATAGACTTGCTAATAGACTTGCTGAACAACGTGTTCAGATTCAAATTAATATTGACCGTAATCGCCAGAAAGAAGATCTTGATATGGCAGTTCGTCGCTCAAACATTGCTGTTAATGAGGCTCAGATTGAAAAGATTAAGAAGGATGTTGACACTGGTAAAGTCACAGTTCAAACAGTTCCTGATGGATTCGGAGGAGCTACCGTTATTGTGTTAGATCGTGAAGGTAAGAAGGTTCAAGAATATAAAGTAGGTGGTCTTCCTACTGGAGGAACTTCTACAACACCTGCAGCTAAACCAGCTACTAGTGGTGGTAGACCAATGACAGAAGGTTTTAAAATACTGGAAGTTAAGTAATGCCAGTATTTACAATCCAAGCTCCAGATGGTAAAACACTAACTCTTGAAGCTCCTGAAGGGGCAACTCAAGAGCAAGTAATTGCTGCTGCTTCTGAGCTATATAAGCCTCAATACGGTGTAGGAGAAACTATTGCTCGTGGTTTAGAGCGTGGTGTTACTTCGTCTATTCGTGGAGCAGCTCAACTCTTAGGAGGAACTCCTTCTAACATTCCTACTGAGGAGCAAGACTTAATTACTCAGATGCAGGGAACTCCAACGGCTGATCAAATCTCTAGCTTAGCAACTCCTGGTCAAATCCAACAAACAGATTTACAGCGTGAAGCTGAATTCAGAATGATGGCTCAGCAGCGTCCTGTTACAGCGTATGGCTCACAGATTGCTGGAAGTATTCTAGATCCTATTAACTTAGTTCCTCTCGGAGGAGTTCGTACTGTTGCACAAGGTGTTCGTAACATTGCAGGAGCTGGTGCTGTAATGGGTGCGTTAGAGCCTGTCTATGGTGACGATAGTCGTCTATTAAACATTGCTGGTGGTGCTGTCGTAGGAGGTGCTCTTGGTGGTACAATCGGAGGATTAATTCAGAAGTACGGTAAACCAGCAGTAGAAGCTGCGGGTAAAGAATTAAAAGATAATCGTGCTGTTCTCTTAGGAGGTTCAGGCAAGATTACTCAAGACAATGTACCACTCAGTTCTATAGCTCAGGAGATTGCTGATGTTACAGCTACTAAGAACATTGAATTACAAGACAGTATTGTTCCTTTACTCCAGCAGTTAGAAGACTCTGAGTTAGCTACTAAGCTAACCAATGAGATTGCTGGTGGAGACTATCGTGCTCTCTTCACAGATGCTCCATTCAGACTAACTGACATACCTGCATCGAGGTTTACTGCTGCTTTCAGTGCAGATAATCCATTACGTGAACAGAACTTAGCAGCGTATCTCAAAGCTGGCTACAAAGCAGAAGATCCAGAGCAGTTACTTACTCGTATCGTATCAGCTAACAAAGGAGCTATTGCTACTGAGTTAGATACAACACCTCTCAATATTCCTGCTGACTCCGCAGTGAACTTCTTACTAAACCGTAAGGTACAAGAACTAGGTGGTCGTGATCTAATCAATGCTTATCTTCCTGCGTTACAGCGTGGTGTAGATATGATTAACTCTATCGATGAGTTATTCTTAAATGGTCGTGCTGCTGGTATGACTGATGCAGAGATTGCTGCAGTATTTAAGAAAGACTTTGATGAAGTTAAACCTATTCTCTTCTCCGCTATTGGAAACGTATCTAATATTGGTCGTGCCTTAGCAGCAGCTAAAGCTCAGAAGAAAGTAATTGGTTCTACTGAGGAGATCCTAAAAGGATTATCTAAGAATGGTGGTAAAGAACTATCAGACATCTTTGCATTACGTGATGCTGTGTCTGCTATTAAGTCTGCTCCTGGTACTAGCTTTGATAAGAATAAATCTATCGCTGAGCTTACTAAAGAATCTGTTAAACAACCAGGCTGGGCAGACAAGTTCGGTGAGTTTGTAGTTAACTCCTACATATCTGGTCTAGCTACCACTGCAGTTAACGCATTCTCTGGTGTTGCTAAAGTAGGGCTACTAGGTACTGAGCGTATCTTACAAGCAGTCAATCCTGCAAGTAAAGTTAAGATTGGAGAAGTTCTTCCTGCATTTAGAGGATTGATGGATGGTGTCTTAGAATCTGCATTCTTTGCTAAGGAAGGATTCCTACGTGGTAGTCCTCTCGATGCAGCAATGCCTGAGATTCGTGGTGCTATAGGTACACAAGAAGGTGCTACTAAAGTTGAAAAGGTATTAGGAGAAGTAATCCGTACTCCTAGTCGTCTTAGCGTAGGTGTTGACGAATTCTTCAAGTCTGTCTTCCGTCGTATGGAATACAATGCTCAAGCCTATCGCTTAGCTTCTTCTGGTAAGTATGGAGATACTGAGACAGTATACAATGCTTTGCGTACTGTAAACACTAAGACAGTAGACTGGAAAGATAATATCTTGAAAGCTCCTGAATTAGCTACACTACCTGACAGTGCTCGTGTTAAGCTTGTTGATGATGTACGTAACTTTGCTAAGCAAGCTACATTCCAGGCAGACTTAGGTAGTTTTGGTAATAAACTCTTAGCTCTACGAGCAGCTCATCCTTGGGTAGCTCCTGTCATCCCTTTCGTTAAGACTCCTATCAACATTATGAAGGATGCTCTGTCATATACTCCATTAGGTGTCTTCTCTAAGAATACTCCTACGGATGTTAAGGTAGCAAGAACTGCTATTGGCATGGGCATAACTGCTGCACTAGCTCAACAGGTAGCTGACGATACTGTTACTGGTTCATATCCTAAGGATGCTGCTAAGCGTAACGCTATGATTGCTGCTGGTATTCCTGAGTATAGTATTCGTATTGGCGATACATATTATTCCTACGCTCGTGTAGAACCTCTAGCGACTATCATGGGTTCTGCAGTAGACGGTATTAACGCAGTGCGTACATATGTAGATAAACCTTCCTACGATTCTAAGAAAGAAAAAGAATTAGTAGTGGATGTCGTAGCAGGTGTAACTAAGAACATTGTATCTAAGACATACTTAGAAGGTATCTCTGGTTTACTACAGGCAGTTCATGATCCAGAGCGTTACGGTGGTAGCTTTATAAATGGCTTTGCTGGTTTACTAGTCCCATCTTTCATAGCAGCTCCTGCACGTTCACAAGATCCTTATGCTCGTGTTGTGACTAGCTTTGGCGAGGCAGTGCAGAATCGTATTCCTAACTTTGGATTAGGTCTTCCTATCCCATCTCGTGAAGAACTACCAGTACAGTCTAAGTTATTCGGAGGAGCAAGAGAGAACCCATCGTACGGCTTCGCAGCTTACACTGGACTACAGACAGCTCCTGCTACACGCAATGCAGTACAAGAAGAAGTAGCTCGTACTAAGGTAGACTATAACTTACCTAGTAAGACTCTTCGTGGTGTAGAATTAGAAGGTGTTGACCAGTCTAAGTATCAACAAGTATCTAGCTACTACTCAGATTTAGTCTTGAATAATATGATTCAGAATGAGAGCTATCAGAATGCTAATGATAAGATTAAGAAAGTAATGCTAGAGCGTGGATTAAAACAAGCTAGGTCTTATGCTACTAAGATTATGTTACAAGAGAAACTCCAAGACCCAGAATTTAGAACACAGTTCATCAGAGCAAGACTTGCTAAAAAAGGATTAGAACTAGAAGAATGAGATATGTCAGATCAATTTGGATTTTTAGAAGGAGCAAAGTCTGTAACTAGTAGTATGGACGCTAGTCGTGAGGCTAGTAAATCCATTACTAAAAGTATTGTCGATGTACAAAAAGATGCTGCAGCAGTAGCACAGCAGAAAGACCTAGAGCGTAGAAGGCAGATAAAAGAATCTCAGGTCTTAAAAGAGCAGTACTTCAAGAGAGCATTGATGGAATGGCAACGTCAAGAATCCATCCGTATCGAAGAAGCTAAAGTCAAAGCTGATTTCATAAGAAAGCATGGAGTTAAACGCTGGACTGAAATCGAAACCATTAAACAAAAGATAGAGAAACAAGACAATGAACTTACTAGAGAGTTTAAAGAAGATTTGGCAAAGGTTCGTAGAGCAATGTTCATGTGCTATGCAGTGGCTGCGGTCATTGCTTGGTATCTAACTTGGGGAGTTAAATAATAATGTTACCATTAATGGCACTATTCGATGTTGGGATGAAAGTCCTAGATAAATTCATTCCTGATCCTGAAGCTAAAGCTAAGGCGCAGAAAGAGTTACTACAGATGCAACAAGAAGGTAAGTTAGCTGAGTTAAACGCTGACAATATCGAGGCACAAGAACTTACTAAACGTCAAGAAGCAGACATGGCTAGTGATAGCTGGCTGTCTAAGAACATAAGACCTATGACCCTAGTGTTTATTCTTTTAGTCTACTCAGCATTCGCTACGATGTCAGCATGGGACATAGAAGTCAACAACAACTATGTTGAACTACTAGGTCAATGGGGAATGTTGATTATGTCCTTCTATTTCGGGGGACGCACGCTGGAGAAGATAATGGATATGAAGAAAGGTAAAGATGAACCTAAGCCCTAATTTCACCCTAGAAGAACTAACCCACTCAGAAGTAGCTGAGCGTAAGAATTTAGACAATACCCCTAATGCCAGTGAGGTTGCTAACTTAACTCGCTTAGCAGCTTTGCTTGAGCAGGTTAGAACCCTATTAGGTAAGCCTATTATGATTAACTCAGGCTTTAGATCTAAACCAGTCAACGACTCTGTCGGTAGCAAGGACACTAGCCAGCATAGGCTAGGTTGTGCTGCTGATATCAGAGTCCCTGGAATGACCCCTAAACAGGTCGTAGAGGCTTGCATTGCTTCGGATATACCCTTTGATCAAATCATCGAAGAATTCAGCTCCTGGACTCATATAAGCGTTCCTAACGGTACTGCTGATAAACCCAGAAGACAAGCTCTAATTATTGATAAAGCTGGTACTCGTCCGTTCCAATGAAAAAAGCCCTCCGAAGAGGGCTCTTAAGTTACAGCTCAAAAGAAAATAGTAGTCTAAATATTCCTACGTCTACGATTAGATGTCGACAGTCATCATACTCAGCGACATATTCAAAACCCACCATAAATCCAGTGAGAAAATATAGTTCAAGACTCATTTGATTCTTCCTTGTATTTATCAATTGCTCTGGTGATCAGGGCTTCTAAGCCAACCTGAATGAGAAGAGTCTTAGCTTCTTCGTCTAGCTCTACTTCCATATCAGCAGACCCATCCTCATTCTCAGTCAAGCGTAGCAGTTCAATCTTCATTTAACTGGACATGCACCACTGGCACACTCGTCCCCTCCATCAAAGTTTGCTTCATCAACCTTAGTAATCAAACGAGTCTTAGAGACTAGCTCATCATACTGCTCCTTAGTAATCTCCTCTAGAGGTGCTTGATGGAATCCATGTTCATTGTGTAGCAGGAAAGACAAGGACTTGTGGTTGTTCTTGTAATTCTTAGCAAGGTACTTCTTAATCTCAGGTAGTTCTTCCTTACGATAATACACTGTACAGGAAACACTATTGTCTGACCAATGAGCTTGTAACCATTTCACAACTTCTAACTGATCAATCGCAGTCATCTCAGCAGCAAGCTTTGTTCCCTCTGGATAGCAGAATGGGAAGCTAACTACCATTGTACTGTGATCTTCACTACCATCAAAGTTACGTTGATACTCCACAGGATAACCATGATCACGACAGACTTGTACTAAAGCGTGGTCTGCTGCGATACGAATCCTACGAATCATGTGTCTAGAATAAGCAGGATGGCAACCAGAAGTTACACCTGGAAGTAACGACAGAGTACCTGAAGGTTTAACAGTGGTAAGTTTTACTGACTCAGGAAAGCCATGCTTAGCACTGTACTCCTTATCGAAAGCTCGTAACTCTTCATAAGCTTCAGATAACCAGCTACGTTGTTCATCACTTGCTTGCAAGACACCAGTAACTCCGATGCCCATCCGCATATTACTATGCACAATATCTGCAGTCTCTTCGAGATGGCAGGGTAATGCGAGACTATGCTTATTGATTCGATACAGCAGCTTACAGATGTCTACGAATTCTTCTTTACTAGTTACATTCGATAGATATATTTCAGCTAAGCAACAAGTCTCATAAGGAGCTAGGGACTGCTCAGCACAAGGATTGTAACCCATAACCTTAGGGTCAGGATACTGAGTCTCTCCCAGTCTTCCAATCTTTCTGCTGAGCTTTAGGTTTATTAAACCATAAGGTTCGCCCTTACCTTCGTACCCATCCCAGAAATACTCATGTAGATCTTTGAAGTCGTTACATACTACGCTGTTATTAGACATAGCTCTCCACGAAGGGATGTTACCCATGTCCCACCGTTTAGCCAGCAAGTATTCAACGTCATCAGGATCACCAATAGCAATCTGAGCAGAGCGTCTTACATTACCAGCGACTACTACTGCACCGATAATATTCATGATGTCGAGGCAGTCGATAGAGCGTAGCTGTCTACCTGCTCTCTTCTCCAAGATTTCACTGATCTTAGCAATACCCCAACATAAATCCTCAGCACCTGAAGCAGTGCCACCAAAGCCCTTGATAGGAGAACCTTTACCTCGTACTAGGATAGTAGAATACGTAAAAGTAGTTTTACTATCGCTGAGGAAAGCTGCCTTAAGAGTCTTACCAAGTAACTGCACCCATCCCTCACGAGAATCAGGAACGATAAAGTCAGCGTCGTTACTATCCACACGAGTAGGAGTAGCAAAGCTGGAATTAACAGGAGGAAGTTTTTGTACATGCTCTCTTTGAATATTATATCCAACTCCAGATCCTAACATTAATAAGTCCATTGCCCAGGTAAAGGGACGTACTGGGTGATCTATGACAGTGAACGCACAGTTCTGTAGACTAGCTAGACCTAAGCGACCTACTGTCTCAGTACCAAGCTGCCATAAGAAGCGACCTGCTACAGTACCCTTCAATTCCATCAGATACTTCTGTAAGCGTTTCTTCTCAGCATCAGTAAAGCCACACTTAAGCTGATCATTAGACGCTGCTACGACACGATTAACTGTGTCTTCAAACTCTTCTGTAGGACTAGCAGGATCTGCTTCGTTCAATCGACGAGCGTATGTCCTTTTGTATGTGATATAGCCTACGGTACTAAACGGTGTATTAAATTCTGTCATGCTACCTCTTTCTTTGTTTTACTTTGTTTCTTTTTCTTAGTAACTGTAAAATGCTTTAATGCTTCTTCCAACCCTTCTGTCCATGTGTCAAACCAAACAGTCTTCATACTATCGTACCAGTAAGTTTTCTCACCTTTAGGATACCATCTCCAGCATGCTAGTCTTTCTTGACCAATAAGATTTGCTACAGGTACTCCAACAGATCCTGCACAGTGAGCTACCGCTGAGTCCACAGAGATTACTCCATCTAGTGTTTGAATCTGATCAGCAGTATCGCTCCATTTATCTGAAGTAATAAAGCCATCGTTTTGCTGCAACGATACCCAGTCAACTTCAGGATGCTGCTTAATAAAATTATCCATTAGTTCCTTAGGCATCTGCTTCATCTGCATGTTCCAGCTATTGTTAAATGTAGTGTAGCAGTAACCTAGCAGTGGTTTCTCTCTCTTAGGTTTTACAATCTCTGGATTACGAAAGATACCTTCACTGCCATACATTTTTTCAACAGGCTTAGCAGGAATAACTCTATGCTCTATTAAGAAATAAAGCAGCGACATCGCTTTAATTTTTACTGCTCCAGGAAAAGACTCTTGAGGTAGAAAAAGACCATCATGATTAGGTAACCTTTTAAGTATTCTAGTCATTGAATCTGGAAATAATAACTTTACAGTTTTAATCCCTGCATCTTTTAGCAGAGGAATAAAGCGACTAAACTGCAGCATGTCCCCCCATCCTGCTTCAGACCAAACAATAGCATTCTTTCCTTTGCAGTTCATCCCAGGAATCCAGACAGGTGTTTTAACAAAATCGGTCTTGACTCCTTGAGGATACCTAAGATCAGGTAATGAACGTAACTCATGCAGATAAAAACCATACTCCCAATCACCTTGCTTTATTAAATCCATACCATATTGATAAGCAGGATTAGCAACTGTTTGATCTCGTATCGCATAGAAGTTAATTTGTTTATCTTTAGGTATCATTCAGTTTCTTCCCAATCTACTTCTTTTAGAAGTCGGTTATAATTGTTCTCTATCGTATCGCTAAAAGTTTCTACTAAATCTTCTGAAGCTATGTCGAGTAGTTCCAGAAGCATTACTTCGTCTAAACTCTTCAACCGTTCTTTTAACTCTGGCAGTGTAAGAGTACGATTCATTTACTTTTTCTTAGCAGCACGTTTAGTAGCGTTAGCTTTAGCTGCCTTAGCTGGCTGAGTAGAACAGGCTGTGATAAAATCGATAGTCTTCTGAGCAGCATCTTGAAAAGCTTTTAACTGTGCTACAGATTCTTTATAATTCCATTCACTGCACCACCAGTTAATTACATTCTTGGTATCAGACTGAATGGTTAAGCTAATCTGCCAATCATCGTCTTTATCCATACGTCCATCGACTGTTACGAATGCATTGTCGTCTGGGAAAAACTTATTAAATTTTACTGTCTTCACTGGTTTCTGCTCCTCTAAAAATTTATGTGATTCGTTAAGAATTTTTACTAATGATGTAGTCAAGGTAGTGTCTCGCTTTCTGTAAGTCCTGCAATCCGTCTTTATGTTTCCAACGTAGCATATATTTTACCACATTTCCCTCCCAGAAGTCAAGCTCCCAGGCTTCTATAATATCCCAAGGTTGTATACCATCTCCTTTGTGATAGTGTTGACCTCCTACCTGTGTATCCCTAGGAGTTAACTCAGGTTCTTCCACTTGAAGTCTACGAAAGTATTCTTCTAATGTTATTTCACCTGGACAATTGTGTGAATATCCGTAAGGCTCAGGCATTGCTACTGGATTCATAAATACCTCTTCTTTAAAAAGTCTAAGGAAACAAACATCTCATCGAAGCAACCATCATGAACTTCGTGTAAGACCACAATACCTCTCCAATAGTGGTTACCTTGTGCTCCCATGTAATCTTCGTCGTGTTCATAACAACTCCCTGCAATTATAGCCGTAAGCGTTTTGCCATCTGCTCGAATAGCGTAAGCAACTTGTCTACCTTGTTGATGACCCACAACACACGACTGATGTTTCTTGGAGATAATTGCTGCTGCCGATCCAACAGGGCGATTAAGAGCACCTGCAGTAACATAATGGGCATATAAAACACCATCAACAATAACTGGCTGCTCAAAAGGAATAACTTCCCAACCTGCTTCAGCATACTTCAAGTCCTCTATTGAAATAGTACCATCTAACATCGAATCGTTTTCAACTGCACGATTGATACGATGCTCGTGATTACCCAGTGTTAATACCATTCGTGGTTTATATACCTTATCTTTATTCCTCCGCTGTCTTGCTTGTAAGTCACGCAGTGGTTTTAATAAGATGTCCATTGCTTGGTGTGTTGCTGCTACATCGTGCTTATATCGTCTACCCTCGAAGGACTTCTTTCCTTTATCATAGCTTGATAATGAAGGCATGTCCGCAAAGTCCCCAATATTAACAATAACATCAGGACGCTTCTTAACAATGTAGTTTCCTATCGCTCGTAAGTAATTATAATCATGACCAGGTTTGATCTGGCAGTCTGGTATTATCAAGTGGGTCGTCATTGTATCCTTCTATTTTAATGTCATAGCCATAGATGTTTGATAAAAAGGCTATAAATTCTCTTAGCACAAAATCCCAAGTCTGATCTGCTGGGATACTAAACTCATGACGGAGTTCCTTATTAAAAGGAAAGCCATGACGTGCATCTGTCTCATCACCTTCTACGAATTCAAACGTATATCTATTTATAGGATGTTCCATTTAGCGTCCTTCCAAAAGTAAATCCATCCTTGTTCATCCATACCAAGGACAGTGAAGTTATCTTTATCTCCGATAACCTTCCATTCAATTATCTTTACTGACATTTATTCTCCTTATAATCCGTAGCAGTTTATACAGCAGAAACTTTCTGTAACTAACTACCACGTTTTACTAAATCAAAAAAGTACTCAGCATCCAGCAAGACAAGAGGCTTACTATTGTTCTGCTTCAAGACTACGAGGGGCTCGACTAGTCCATGCGTCTGAGCTTGTTCATAATCTTTGAAGACTGCAATAGCTTTACGATTCTTGCACTCAATCTGAAAAGGAAAAAGACTACGAGCAGCCGAGCTAAGCTGAACATCCTCTCCACTCGCTCCCATGCTTGTGCTTCTGACATCATCAGTGCTCAGCGTAGGGAATCGTTGGAGTATCTGGTCTCTCACCCACTGCTGTAGCTTTCTTCCTTTTGCTTTTGCTGACTGTGGTTTCAAACTTCATTACCTTTCGTTTCTTTATCCATGCCTTAGGTATGTGTATCCTAGCGTTACTATTATCTTTAGACACTGTGGACGCAATACATAGAGCATCTTTTGTTTCACTAATCAGAAAACCTACAGTATGGCAAAGATCTATTTCTGCTTTGACTTCGTCTTCCCATCCTGCGTCGGCAACTGCGTCGACCCATTGGACGTAGATAACTTTGGAGGTTTCCAGATTTCGTTTGACTGTCTTCTTATCCATAACAATTGTCCGTTCTCCAGCACCCTTGCTTCGTCGCCTTTGTAAGCCTCCAGGACAGCAAGATACATTTCGTTTTCGTCTTTGCATTCTTTGAGTATTCTTTCTGCTTTAACTTCTCCAATGCCTTTAAGCCCAATAACATTGTCGACCCTATCACCAGTTAAAATCTGTTTATAAAAATTCCTGATGCCTTCTTCCTCAGTCACATAATATCGGAGATCCTTAGTAAAGTTAAAGTGATCACCACGAATCATGTCTAAGTCTTTATCAATTGTACAAATACAATACTCACCAGGCTCTAGTGCATACGCTGCGATACCAATAGCGTCGTCTGCTTCTTGTCCTTCAATCATCTCAAAGCCCCAGCTCTGCTGCATATACTGTCTTAGTATAGCGTAGTGCTTTGGCTTAGCTGATTTACGATTACCTTTATACGGAGCAGTTACTGCTACTTCATTCCTGAAGTTACCACCACCTGTAAGGTATCCTTTGTAGTCCTCAAATCCATTGAAGAGAATCAGGTTCTCTAGAAACTCACCACACCTAGCTATCGCTATTGACTCCTCATCTTCTTCGGATGAAAAGCCAATGCGATATACTAAGATGTCCCCATCAATCAGGGCAGTGTGCATTAAAGAGCTTCTTCCTCAATGTCTGCTAGGTTAACACCAGTGGGTTTGTACTCGATCAAATCTTTAACGATGATCTTGCTAATGCCTACTCCTACACCCTGCTTACCACCAACATTATAGTTGTATGGTTTAATCAAAGCTACACCTTTAGATCCGTTAGCAATCTTAACAGTGATCTGATTACCCTTCTCATCTACTGCGAGGATAGGATATAGCTTGCTCTTAGCAGTAACGAAGAAGCCTTGGTCAGGTTTCTTAGCATCGTTCTTTACATTGATGCCCATGTCCATCAAAGTCTTGATAGCATCCTTGGATAGGTTGCAAAGATCTACCTGAAACTTGTCAGAATATTTGTTCTTCTCATTTAATGAAGCCCAGAAGAGGTCGGCTTTAATTGGTACTGGTTTTGCTTGTTCCATTTATTTCTCCTTAGTAAACAACTACATATATTATACACTATTTTTAATGCAAATGCAAGTTTTTATCTGCTTCTTCCTGTTCTATTTCAAGGACATGTAAGGATCGACGCAGTATTTCGATAGTATCTTCATTGGATAGACAAGTATATACAGTCAAGTAATCGTTGTCATTTCCTAGAATAACTAATGGTTCTACATGCTCAGGTATATCTTCCATCTTCATGGTGCAAAGTCTGCATCTTTGATAGCTTCTAAGTATTCTTGTGCTTGATCTAGTTCTTTCTCTGCTTCACGTAGCAGTGATCTAACAGTCGACACATGATTACCTTGTCTTAGAAGTTTAAGTACTGCTTGTTTAATTTCATCCATCAGTGTGTTTCCTTCCATGAATTTCCTACTCTGTACTCGCCAGTGAGAGGGCATCGCATTTCTAATACACGACCTGCTTGCTCGATAGCTTGTACTCCTAACTTACCTACCATATCTGCGTATGCTTCTTCTACTTCAATCTGCCATTCGTCATGCACGTTAGCAACAAACTTATAATCAACACCTAGTTTGGTTAATCGTTCATCTAGGATTACTAGTGCTTGCTTCATGACAATCGCACCCGCACCTTGGAGAAGTGTGTTGAGTGCTGCATGGTCAGACCTAACGTGTAGTCTACGTCCATCAAGACCTGGTAATGATCCCGACGACTTGCAGATTCTAGCCACGTCCTCCCTAAGTGTTCGCAGTTTCGGGGTGTTTTCCAAAAAAGAATCAATAAGTCGTTGTCCTTCTTTCGCTCCAGCACCCACAACTTTCCCGATCTTGGCAGCCCCTGCACCATAGAGGAATGCATATATAAACGTCTTTGCTTGAGCACGTGTTTCGAGTCCAGCAGCTTTCTGGTTGGCTGTGTGGATATCACCTTGTGTGACCTCATAAATATACGCATCGTCTTTCATATAGTGAGCAAGCATCCTAAGCTCCAGTCCTGAAGCATCGATACCAACTAACTTATATCCTTTCTCTACAATCCAAAGATCCCTACAGTCTTCTCCGTAGGGGCTACCACAACTAGGTACTTGTGCCATGTTAGGACTGTGGTGTGTCATCCGTCCTGTCACTGCACCATTCGTTATTACTTTACCATGTACTCTACCATCAGGTTGTATCACATCTAACCATGATTTGATTTGAGCAATTCGTTTCTGTAGTAACAAGAACTCAGCAATCGCCTTAGCTTCAGGAAAATCTAAGCCTTCGAGCGTCCCTTCGTCGACGATTGGTTGACCGTTTTCTGTGAACTTCTCTGGCTTCCAGCCTTTCTCGACGAGCCTTTCACCGATTTGCTTGCGACTGCCTGGGTTGAAGACTTCGACGAGGGGCTTGAGAGGCTTTCCTGTTTTCTCTGAGACTCGTGGGGTTGTCTTGGTTGGAAAAATGTTTTGAAGCTCAGTCTCAAGAATAGCCAGCTTATTTTGCAGCGTTGCCAGAAGAGTGACAGCAGCCCTCTCGTTGAGTTTGAATCCGTTTGTTTCTTGCGTAGCGATGACCGTTTGTACATTGTGCTCAAGTTTAATACTCCTCTCATCAAATTTATTTCTAGTAAGTTCAGCAGTTAAATGCTGGTACAGTTTCTCAGTTACTAAAGTATCTTGGATACAATAAGATTCCATCTCAGCAGAATAACCTGAATCAAAATCTTTGAAGTCTCCCTTAGCAAAACCTAAGCGTTGACCCCATGCATCTAAGCTATGTCCTCCCTCTAGACTTGGACTTAGGAGGCGACTTAGTACGAGCGTGTCGCACTTCTGGTTCTGCTTCATCGTAATGTTCCAGTTCCTTCTCAGTACTGGGGCATCGAAGCATATTCCGTTGTGCATTATAATCAAATCGCAACTGTCCAAATACTTTTGTAGTCCGCTTGCTTCCTTCCATACTTGTACATCTCCTCCTATTTCTCTAGTAACGCACATCCATACTTTGTCATGCTTAAGATTTGTTTCTATGTCTAATATTACACGCATACATTATCTTACTCGATTTGTTAAATTTTTATCAATGAATATCAAGTTAGAACCACATAGAATAACAGAATGATAACCGACACTAAACATTAGAGTCCTGATATCTTCTTCACTATATGGTTGTATCTCAACGCAGATTACTTTAAATGGATACCTGCGATAATCAATACTCTGTAATACATCATAGTCCATGCCCTCAATATCAATCGTTAAGAAGTCGGGGACATTGCGATTACGTAATACCTGCTCAATTGTAAATACTGGTATCTGTTTTATTTCTGTAATACTAAACTGAGGAAAGTCTTTTACAAATCCTTCAGCTACTTCTTTAATAAAAGTGTTACGTCCTGACTGACTATCAATCATATAGAAATCTTGAAAGCCTGGTTTAGTACCAACTCCTACATTAAGATTAATATCTTCAGGTCTTTCTTCTAAAAATATTTTATGTAACTCAGGATTTGCTTCAACATTAATACCCCTGCTACCACTGTCATAGAACAACTTAGTATTACTAATCCGTTCAGGATGGTGTGCTCCCACGTCCAAGTATGAAGGAGTAGTAATGCCGAGACTGTGAAAGAGAATCCGAATAACAATATCATCTCCATGTTGAGCATAAGTTTTATCTCCAAATAATTGATCAGGATGTGCCATTTTCCATTTCCATAAGTTATGCCAGTTAAACAAGTTTAAAGGAGGACACTTCCATACCACTATACAGGTACTCCATGCCTGAGTCTCCAAGGATATTCACGCTCTAACCAGAAGCAGCGTATGTCTCCATGTTCGTTTCGTGCTAGGTATCCATCCCATTTCGAATGCTTAGTAGAATAACTAGTACATTGAATGTTATCTAACCTATGTTTGTGTTCACTAACTAAGAAGCCAAGCAGCACACCAAACAGAGTAGCAACGATGATTAAAGATTCTTTCATAATGATTCATAAAAGTTATATTAAAGCCATTTATGTAACGAATATGTTACATAAGAGACCACCCCCGCAAAGTACAGGGCAACTGCTACAACCTCAACTAGGATCAGAGGTATGTCACGCTGCAGTACACCAGCATAAGCCCACAAGCCTGATCCAACCAGTCCAAATAGTATATTAAGTGGATATACATTGAAGCTAGTTAACGCTATTCCAATTAAACATAAGATAGTGCCTCCCCATTTTATACCAGACATATTATTATAACATGTTTCATTCATCTTAGCAACCCCTATAAAGTCTTCTCTTCAGGAGGGAGCTCAGTCATCCTACCTGTATCACGACGATACAAGAGACGACAAGCCAACCCAGTTAAACCACTAAAACGATTCTTCAGTACTCGAACGTAGGTAGTGTTACGCTCTATCTCATTCTCATGCTGACCATTACGTTCTAATCCAATGACCATGTCTGAGAGCTGAGCAATAGAACCTGAACCACGTAGCTGTGCTAGGGATGTAGCAGCACCTTCCTCATGCCCCTTAGATTCGGGACGCTTAAGGTGAGACACCACAAACAAAGCAATGCCAGTCTCTTGCACAATGGTACGAAGCTTAGTCATGATCTCGTCTAAAGCTTTTCTTTCGTCGCCATTCTCCTGAGCACTAACCACAATCGACACGTGATCAAGAAATATATAACGACAATTGAGACCTTTTGCCATGAATCGTACTCGGTTGATAATATTGTCAATGGCGGTAGACCCAAAATGATCAAACAAAAATACACGATCAGTTCCAAGGGTAGCATCAAATGCATAGCGTAGTTCCTCCTCTTCAACTTCACAATCAGGTAAGTGTAATGGTTTATTTGCAGCAAGTGACATCAAACTCTTAGCAGTTTTCTTGACCGACTCCTCCAAGAACATGAGACCAATGTTATCTGTAGTCTTACTCAAGATCTGCCACACAATCTCACGCATAAACTGAGACTTACCTAATCCAGATCCTGCAGTAACTGTTACGAGTTCTCCTAAGCGAATACCATAGGTAAGATTATTCATGCCATGATACGGATACTGTACCTCAGCCTTCTCAACTGGCTGGTTTACTAGATCCCACAAGGTAGATCCTGCTACGATACCATCAGGTACATACTTCTCTGCGTTCCACCACTCCTCAACAAACTCCTTAACATAACCTTGAATCAGGTAATCATTAGCATCCTTGAGTTCCTGCTTAGGGAATTTAAAGATGTGTGCTTTACTGCCAAATAATTCAGCAACTTGATTAGCTGCTTGCTGACCTGGCTCATCGTTATCAAAGCAGATCACAATCTTATCAAAGGAATCCAAGTACTCGAAGCTTGCTCTGCAATCCTTCAATGCAGATGTCGCACCATTACGGATAGATACTACTGGGTAGCGAGAACCTGTCAACTGATAGCATGCCAGTGCATCAAACTCACCCTCGGTAATCGTGATAGCTTTACCACCTGGAGTAAACTTGTTCTGTCCGAAGAGCACTGCTTCCTTCCAGTCACCCATCACACTGAATTGTTTCTCAGTCATTGACCTTGTCTTAGCAGCCACCACCTTACCAGTCATATCACAATATGGAAAGTAGTAACTAGTACCATCAGAACCTGCACCAAAGAAGTGCATAGTCTGTGTAGATATACCACGCTCTACAACTGGAGTAGCTTCTACATTAGCCAATGCCTCTAAGACTGATTTAAACTGCTTAGGAGAAGAGTTCGTAGGTGTGGTGATACCCTCCCTTAGGACAGCTTGAACCATCGCCTCTGAGCCCTTCTTATAAGTTCCACACTTATGACAGTACTCATGCCCATCATCATAGATACTGTTAGCATCTGAAGATCCGCAGGTACTGCAAGGTATGTGTTTCAAAAAGTTACTATCTGTTTTCATTCAATGCCTCATCGTGTTTAATAATCCACTGCAGTGCATCATTGAAACTAGAGAATGTAGGAGACCTAGTCGTCTTATCCTCCCAGTAGTAGCTAGGTACATCAGTTACATTCCAAGTATCATCGATCCACTTAGCAGTTCTCTCGTGGATTGTTTGTAAGTTCATTTTATCCCATGTCTATGTTCAATTGCTCTAGCGAATGCTACGATATCTCCAGCAGTATTCATACGAATGCCTTCAATCTCCTCAATAGTTAAGGGTTTAGGTTTCCATATCATCTTAGCAGGATTCATACCAGTGTACTTAGGAGTAGGGTTAACTACTGCATCCTCATATCCTGGATGGAATGGTGCTTCATCGACTAGTTTATTCATAGCTGAACTCCGCAGTAGTATCGTGTTGCTTTAGTTTAAAGTTCCAGGCATCAACGATATCTTGTAAGACTGTATCGATACCATAGCGACCCGCACAATCAATCATGTTTTGTATTGCAAAGTGGTAGTGCATTTCTTCTTGATAGTTATCTTCCATAGTTACTCCTAAGTTTAACTCCTAAGTTATATTAATATAATACTATATAAAAAACTATCTATATAGATAACTACTTAGTAGATAGTATAACATATTTAAATATCATTGTCAACCCTATTATCCATACGATTAAATGAATCATACTCGTTACTATCCAATCCCTCGTCTCCTTCGTAATCTTCGTCTTCATCGTATAGGTCTGCTCTTTCATAAGTTAGTAAGTCATCACTGACAGTAGCGTAACATTTATTACACATGTCTAAGTACTCATTGGTATGTACACTCTTACGAGTGGCTTCAAAATCTGACAGCATTTTATTACAACAGTAGCATCTCATATTAGTGCATCTCCTAAAATTTTATAAGCCCAGTTAAATTTATTCTCAGCGTTACGCTTACGCTCTATCCCAAGTACTTGAATCTTAAAGCTTTTATCTAGTCTTAGGAATCTCTCAGCCTCTTCTTTATAACCAAAGATTCTAACAACTGAACCATCATAATCTAAAATCTTATATAGCTTTCTCATTGTAGTACTCCGTATAAGTAACAAGATAATTCTAATCCGATATAGTATAGCACATGTCCACCAAAGTAAGCAAGTGCAAACCATAAAATATATTTAATGTACTTGTCTTCGTTATTAATCATACCAATCATCCTCATCGATAAAGTCTGTCTCATCTAGCTCAAGCTCTAACTCTTCTAATTCCTCCTCAGTTAGCTCGTCTTCTGGTTCATAGTAACTATCGTTATTGTATCGGTTCATCTTGTCTTCTCCTTATGAAAATGTATTGAGCTCAGTAGCGATATATGCTCCGTCAATATCCCTTATCCATCCACTACCAAACCATTGATTAACTCTATGATCAAAGTATAAGTCTATCCAATTCTCGCCCCAAAGTACAGTGATATCTGTATTACCCTGGCTAATCTCTTCATTAACTGCTTTCATTACCTGAGTATAGCTAGGCTTACGACCATCAAATACAATCTCTTTAATCTGATTACATACGCTCATTCTAATTCCTCCTCAATGTTTAGATCTTCTGCAATCCATGCCATTTCTGTACAGATATCACTCCATTCATTATCATATTCCTGCACTCCTTCAGGTATACCATGTTCTCTATAAAAATGCAAGGCATTCCAAATTAATTCTAAATTAATCTTACTCATGAATATATCCCTCCTCAATTAAATGTCTAGCAGTACGACCAAACCACCCTTGTAATTGCCATGCCATACCAGTATCTACTAAGGTCTGCCATGCTTCAAGTACTTGCTCTTCTGTATCTGCTTCAATAAATCCTTCTGCTAATCCTACTGCTTGATAAGTATCCATCATAATATTATCTCCTAAGTTAATCAATTTCAATATCCCACTTACCTACAGTGTTCCCATTACTATCTTTAATTGTACCCCATTCGTTAGCATTCTCAAGCTTCGCAATAATCCCTTTTAGATTATCAATTAATTCATACTGTATATAGTGATTGTTATATGCATCATTATCTAGGTTTATGTCTACTGTGAATTTCATTATACAATCTCCTAAGTTAAATACATTCTATCATAAATTACTGTATTGTCTATAGGTGTTAACCCTTAGTTGCTATAATCTTGATTACCTTAGCTTTACTACTACCATGAGCGATAAATCCTACAATAACTTTACGCTCTGATTTTTGACACAATGCACAAGTCTCACAAGTTACATTGTCTTTTAATTGTGCTGGGCATATTGCCACTGTATTACCTGAAGGGGTTTTAAACGTGCTTACAGCGTCGCTATGACCTTCTAATACTACAGTAGTAGGATACCCTTCATTGTATGCTTGATCTGCTTCTGTAATGCTTTCAGTGCTTGCATTTATTGTAAACCCTTGAGCATTAGCTTGCTTGATAGCTATAGCATTGTCTCCTACTCTAGGATAATGGGTATAAGTAAACCCTCTTTTACCTTGATTAGCTTGTACCAGTGCTTTAAGCTTTACAGTATCAATAATATTGTTTTGACCTGGTAAATCTCCTGCTTGATTATGTCTCCATAATTGATTAGGTTTAAAACCTGATACAGTAGTGCAAAACGTATTCCAATCAGTACCACGCTCTTCATTGGTTACTTTATTCCAATGCATATTAAGGTGATAGTCTAGTGCATAACAACCACCTTCTTTAAATGGGCATACAGGCGGGCATGAATGCTTGCTAGTAGTGCTTACTGGTATCTTACCAGTTTTAGTATTGCTAGATTTTAGTGTTAAGTGTACTTGCATTTTTGTTTACCTTTTTAATAATTGTCATACCTTCATTAAATTGTGCATAATACCTTGCTTCTTTCAATGTCTTAAATTTAAAGTCTTTGCCATTAATTGTAAATTGGTACATACCCTAACCCTCCAATTTAATTTGTAATTTATAGAGCTCTTCAAATTTACCCTTAAGCTTTATAATCTCGTCCTTAGTCCAATCAGAACCTATAGACTCTAGCTCTGCTATCTCTGAATTAATTTTATATTGCTTACTCCAAATCCCTTGTAGTAAAATTACTCGCTCTTCCCTGCTTAGTTTAAAGTTAAAGTCCATATATCCTCCGTTAGTGTTTTAAGAATACCCTAGTCAACTGATTTAGTCAACTAAGGCAAACCCTTAGATCTCGTACTTACTACCTCTTAAAAATTCATATGGGAAAGCATCGATCAAAGCTCTAGCATTACCACTATCAGCATGAAAGAATAGCTCACCTAATCTAGAATGAAACCCTCCTCCTTCGCTCTCCATACGCTTAGCATTACCATGAGCGATCCAATACTTTTCATGAGCAATTTGATTTAGTTTGTTTTCTACAGTCATTTTAAAACCTCCTTTTGTTTCAGTGATCCTAGTATCTCAAATTGCTAGGCATATGTCACTTAGGGAAAACCCTAGGTTTTGATTGGTTGTTTCTATTGAGTCCTGGATAGTGATAGAGTGACACTATAACTCCCTCACTTAGCAGATTCTAGCTAGTTTGTCAACTAGGGAAATTACCTATTGACAAGTACTCGAAAGTATGCTAGGGGGAGGGGGCTACACAAACAAATTAGTACGTTAGAACCCTCTAAAACACCTAAAAAGTTAAATTAAGAAGTGCTTAATAATTGAGCATATTAGAAGAAGTTAACGACAGAAGACAACAGATAAGGAATACTATATAAATCAATGAGTTAGTAATCGTAGAAGATAACAGAAGATAAGCTACGATAGTGAATAATAAAGGCTAGTTAGTAACACTTGCGGAACACGTGCTAGTTTACTGAGTAGACCCGCTGAAGTTGTGCTACATAGTGAGCATCATAGTAAAATATTACTTGACAAATTCTCATAAGTATGGTATAATAGTTGTACTAAGGAGAAAAAACGCTATGTTAGCTCCTAAGTAAATACAATATAAAAAACAAACAATATAAAAACTACTTAGTTAACTTAGAAGTAAACTTAGAAGAGTAGTAATTTTTAAATGTTAGTCTCTACTTACGTAGGAAAAGGCTTAGAGTGGACTTAGAAGAAAAAGAAGACAATCAGGTTGTTGTGTCTATACCTCGTAGGGGTCGTCCACCTAAGGCTGTCGTAGAAGCTAAACGTAAAAGAGGCAAGGTAGGTCGTCCCCAGGGTGACACAGGAAGGATCGCTGAATTCAAAGCTAGACTCCTGAGTACTACTGGAACTAAGGTCATAGACACTGTCTTAAGAAAAGCCTTGGACGATGAAGATAAAGATCAGGTAGCATGTCTAAAGATGTGCATGGACAGACTTCTACCTGTCTCACTCTTTGAAAAGGATGCTAAGGGTCAGCGGAATGCTGTAACCATTAACATTACTGGCTTGGGTGAGACTAAGGTGGAAGCTGTAGAGACCATCGACATGGAAGACGAAGATGAATCTTAACTTCGAGCTCCTGCCCTGGCAAAAGAAAGTATTTAGTGACGACACTAGGTTTAAGGTTATCGTAGCAGGTCGTCGCTGTGGAAAGAGTAGACTCTCAGCAGTAGCCCTCTTGGTGGAGGGACTGAGATGTCCAGCAGGTAGTGCGGTTATGTACGTAGCTCCTACGCAAGGACAAGCCAGACAGATTATCTGGGACTTGCTGATGGATCTTGGCAGAGAAGTGATAACAAACTCCCATGTAAATAACATGGACATCACTTTAATTAATGGTGCTAAGATCTATGTCAGAGGAGCTGATAGACCAGATACCCTTCGAGGGGTCAGCTTAACATTTTTGGTCTTGGACGAGGTAGCTGACATTAAACCAGATACTTGGGAGAAGGTCTTACGTGCAGCGTTATCAGACAAAAAGGGTAAAGCACTCTTTATTGGGACTCCGAAGGGACGCAACTGGTTCTACGATATGTATAACTTGGGGTCTTCTGAAGAGGATCAGGAGTGGAAAAGCTGGCACTTTACAACGAAAGATAACCCGCTCATTGATCCGAAAGAGATTGAAGGAGCTAAAAAAACTTTATCGTCATTTAGTTTTAAACAGGAATACGAAGCAAGCTTCGATAACGCAGGAACAGACTTATTCAAAGAACAGTGGATAAAGTACGGAGAAGAACCCAGTGAAGGTGTTTATTACATTGCAATAGACTTAGCAGGTTTTACTAATGTTAACTACTCCTCCGCAAGAGCAAAGAAATTAGACGAATCAGCTATCGCAGTAGTAAAAGTAACTGAAGATGGTGACTGGTTTATAAAGAAGATTGAGCACGGACGTTGGGATGTTAAGGATGCAGCAGCAAGAATTCTTAAGAACATCAGAGATTTTCAACCAGTAGGTGTAGGAATTGAAAGAGGAACAGTACGTAACGCTGTACTGCCCTACCTCAGTGATCTAATGAGATCAAACAACGTCTACGCAACGATACAAGATTTAACGCATGGTGGTAAACAAAAGACTGAGAGGATTGTCTGGGCATTACAAGGACGATTCGAGCATGGTAAGGTAACACTGAATGAAGAAGAGGATTGGACACAGTTTGTGGATCAGCTTCTAATGTTCCCTACTTCTCAGGTACATGACGACTTAGTGGACGCTTTAGCTTATGTCGATCAGTTAGCTGTAACGTCTTACTTTACAGATGATATGGACGATGAATATGAACCTAATGACTTTATATCGGGATATTAAATGAGTATAACTGGTAGCTTATTTAGGATGGTAGCTCCTGGGTTAGTAGATAACTTAGAAGCACAAGGCTTGTTTAAAGGTTCTAGCAGAGTATCACCTAGTCTAGTTCCTGAGATGTTTATTGGTAGAGAAGGTATTAGTAACTTAGGAGCAGCAGGTATGATTGACGCTCCCGCAGCTACGAATCTTTTAGAGAATGCACAGCGTGACTGGTTTAAGTTACCTGCTGAGGAGTGGAATACAATCTATGGTAAAGAAGCCATAGCGTTTGATCCTGTAGCTAACAAGGCAATGTTAGAGATCAGCGATAAGAATGTTGATCTTAGAAAAGGTGTAGACCTTAATAAACTCCCAGCAAACGAAGTTTTAACTTTTGATGAAATCTTCAAAGCAGATGTATTAAAGAAAGCATATCCAGATATTGGAGATGTAACAGTTTCTTTCTTAGATGATCCTACATCTAGTCGATTAGCAGCATTCGCTCCTGAGCAGAACATGATTCTGTTTAATCGTCAACATCCTGACTGGAGACAAGCAGACACTCCATTAAATGTTGCTGTTCATGAAATCCAACACTATGTCCAAGGTAAAGAACTTTTCACTAAAGGTGAAAGCTTTACTAAAACTCTCAACGAAAACCAAGTATTTACACAATCTAACGAAGCAATGCCTTTAGTAATCGCTAAAGCTTTACCTGAGTCTTTACAGTTTGCTAAGCAATTTAAAGGTATTGGCTTTGATAAAGACTCAGTCGTTGATGCTATTGCTGGCTTCACAGCTAAAGATGGACTATCTGCTCGTGCAAGTTTAACTAAAGCATTTAGAAGTAAAGACATGGCTGATAAGTTCATTGCCAATGCTCAGAACTACCCAGCATTAGCTGGTGTAATTGAAATAAAAAATATTTCTAGTCAAGCATATCAGCAAGCTATCTCAGATTATATGGGTGTAGCTGGAGAAGTATTCGCTCGTCAGACTGAGCAGCGTCGTGGTTTAAGTGCCACAGAGAGAGCTGCTAATCCTGCGATGCAAGCAATTGAGACAGACCCTCTAAATCGTAAAGCAGGTATCACCATTGATAACATGACTGCTCCTCGTGCTGGTACTGCTCAAGCAGCAATGGTAGATCCGTTTCAGATGCAAGTTCCACAATCAACTATTCCAGGAATTTAACACATGGCTGAATTTAAAGAAGATATCACAACAGAAGATGATCGTGAGTTAGTCTCATTCATCGTAGATCATTGCAATCGTTGGAGAGATCACCGAGATGTAAACTACTTAGATAAATGGGAAGAGTATGAAAGATTGTTCAGAGGAATCTGGGATGGGGCTGACAAGACTCGTGAGTCCGAAAGATCTCGTCTTGTTACTCCCGCCCTCCAACAAGCTGTTGAGTCGAAGCAAGCTGAGATTTCAGAAGCTGTCTTTGGTCGTGGCGAGTTCTTTGATATTGTTGATGATCGTACTGATGCTGACAAAGGTGATATCGCTTTAGTACGTCAACAGATGCATGAGGACTTTAAGTTCTCGAAGGTTAAAAAAGCATTAGATGATATTATTCTCTTAGGAGAATTGTACGGTACAGGTATCGGAGAGATTACCGTAGAAGAGAAGACAGTGATGTCTCCTTCCACCCAGCCTATCCCTGGCACTGCTATGGCAGCTATCGGAGTTACAGAACAGAAGAAGTTCATGGTTCAGCTCCACCCAATCAATCCTCGTAACTTCCTTATTGACCCTAACGCTCGTGATGTAGAATCATCCTTAGGTGTCGCAATCGAGGAGTATGTTGCTTATCACAAGATTGTTCAAGGCATGGTTGATGGTACATATCGTAAGGTAGGAATCACTCCTAGCTACAACGACATGGACTTAGAGCCTGTCCAAGAGATGTCTCCTAAGCAGGACGACAAGGTACGAGTCATTCGTTACTATGGTCTTGTTCCTAAGGAATACTTAGAAGAGTTACAGAAGAAAGACGGAGAAGAGATTGTAGATCTATTCCCTGAAGGTTCGATGGCTGAAGACTACCAAGATATGGTAGAGGCTATCGTCATCATCGCTGATGATCAGTGGCTCTTAAAAGCTGAAGAGAATCCTTACATGATGAAGGATCGTCCTGTTGTCGCCTATCAAGCTGATTCCATGCCTGGTCGTTTCTGGGGTCGTGGTACTGCTGAGAAGGGCTACAATATGCAGAAAGCTATTGACGCTCAGATCCGTAGTCACTTAGATTCTTTAGCGTTGACCACTTCTCCAATGATGGCAATGGATGCTACACGTCTACCTCGTGGTGCTAAGTATGATGTACGTCCAGGTAAGAACCTCTTAGTCAATGGTAATCCTAACGAGATCATGATGCCGTTCAAGTTTGGTACGACTGATCCTCAGAACTTCCAGACTGCTCAGAACTTCCAAGCAATGCTCCTCCAAGCTACAGGTACAATTGACAGTACTGCTATGCCTGGGCAGGTAGCTGCTGGGGAAGCCTCAGGTGCTGGCTTATCTATGGCTCTCTCAGGCTTGATGAAGAAGAACAAACGTACTCTGATTAACTTCCAAGAGGACTTCTTAATCCCATTCATCACCAAATCTGCCTATAGATTCATGCAGTTTGACCCAGATCGTTACCCAGTTAAGGACTTTGTGTTCTTGCCTGTATCTACCCTAGGAATGGTAGCTCGTGAGTACGAACAACAGCAAATGATGGGCTTAATGTCCACCTTAGGAGCACAATCTCCTATCGTTCCTATGCTATTACAAGGTGTAATTCAGGGTTCTAGTATCTCTAATCGTGAAGAAATCGTAGCAGGACTCCAACAAATGAGTCAACCTGACCCAATGCAACAGCAAATGCAGCAACTTGCTATGGCTACAGCTCAGGCTACCCTGCAGAAGACTCAAGCAGAGGCTGCTAAGGCTATAGCTGAGGCTCAGAAGGCTGGAGCTCAGGCTCAGGCAATCCCTATAGAGACCCAAATCAAGGCTGTAGAGGCTGCAAATAAGCCACAGGGTGCTGACCCCTTCACCCAGGTAGAGAAAATCGCTAATTTAGCCCTTAAAGAGGCTGATATCATGTCTAACGAGCGTATTGCTATGTTACAAACTGCTACAAAAATGCAATAACTATTGACAAATTTTAAAAAGTATGGTATAATATAAGTATATATTAACACAATAAACTCTCCTTGTCAAGGAAAAAGAGTATGAACAGAGAATTACAGGATTATTACGAAGATCGCTTCTCAATGATGTCATCCAAAGGGTGGCAGAATTTGATTGAAGACATAGAAGTTATGCTTAGTAGCACTGACACTATTAGAGGTGTGGATACTGAGCAACAGTTATGGTTCAGAAAGGGAGAAGTCTCTATCATGACCTGGCTAAAGAATTTAAGAGAGTCAAGCACCGAAGTCTACGAGCAACTCCAGAAAGAGGAAGATAATGCCGAGACGGATGTTTGAGTTTTCATGTAAGAATTCACATATCGCTGAGTCCTTCGTCGATGTTGACACAAAAGAAGTTCGGTGTGGTGAGTGTGGCGAGGTAGCTACTCGCATTCTTTCCTCTCCTAGGTTGGGTTTAGATCCAATCAGTGGAGATTTCCCTAGTGCTACTGCACGATGGGCAAAGATGAGAGCTGAGAAGCTGGCATTGGAAAGAAAAACAAAAGCTAATCACGGCTCGTAAATGGACTCTTGACCACCGAGCTATTTTTTAAATGTCCTAAAATCGCATTGCGACAGGAGAATATACATGGCTGCAAATTTTATCGAACTGCCCGAAGTAGACGCTAACGAGAAGTACGCTGATCCAACCAAAGAAGAGAGTACAACCCCAGAACCTGCTGAAGAAATAGTAGGACAAACTGAAGAAGCTGCTCCAGAACTACCTGAGAAGTATCGTGGTAAATCTCTAGATGAGATTATCAGGATGCATCAAGAAGCCGAGAAGTTAATCGGACGACAGGCACAAGAGGTTGGTGAGAATCGTAAACTCCTAGATCAATACATCAAGCAACAACTCGAACAGAAGCACGACACACAGCCAAGTAAAGCACAAGAGATTGATTGGTACGAAGACCCTGCTAAGGCAGTAAATCAGGCAGTAGCGAACAACCCAATCCTAAAGCAATTGCAAGAACAACAGGCTCAACAAGCCCAAGTAGTTGCACTGCAGACGATTGAGAAAGCACATCCTGATTATTTAAGTGTAGCACAATCTGATGACTTTGCTTCTTGGATTCAAGGATCAAAGGTACGGATGGAATTATTTGCTAAGGCAAACAACTACGATGTAGATTCAGCATTAGAACTGCTAGAGACTTACAAGTCTATACGCAACGTCAAACAACAAAAAGTAGAAGCTACTAAAGCTGCTGACGAATCGCTGAAGAAAGTCGATGATGAGAACCGAAGCAAAGCACTTAAGACTGCAGCCGTCCAACAAGGTGGCACAGGAGAGTCAACAAAACCTGTTTATCGTCGTGCAGATCTTATTCGCTTAAGAATGCAAGACCCAGCTAGATACGAAAGCATGGCAGATGAAATTCTACAAGCTTACGCAGATGGTAGGGTTAAATAACTTTAATTTAATTTTAGGAGATTTAAAATGGCAGCAGTCGCATACCCAGGTGGATCAACATCCATCGTTAACAAAACCGCAGCAGATAAATTCATTCCAGAGATTTGGTCTGATGAAGTAATCGCTGCATATCAGAAGAACCTAGTATTGGCAAACCTCGTCAACAAAATGACGATGCGTGGCAAGAAGGGTGATACTCTTCATATTCCTAAGCCAACTCGTGGCGTAGCTACTGCTAAAGCAGCTAACACTACAGTTACCATCCAAGCTGACACCGAGACCGAAGTATTAGTTTCGATTGACCAGCATTTTGAGTACTCACGTTTCATCGAGGACATCGTTGAAGTTCAGGCTTTGGCATCACTCCGTCGCTTCTACACAGAAGACGCTGGCTATGCTTTGGCTAAGAAAGTTGACGACACATTGTTCCAATTAGGCAAGTCCTTTGGTAACGGTGACGCTTCTGACTGGACACACAGCACCAGCTATTACATCGACACTTCTACTGGTCTCACAGCTTACGCTGAAGACACTGTAGTTGCTGCTGACGTATTCACTGAC